GTTCTATAGAATACATATGATTTACCACTATCTTCAAATCCATGATCTCTATGATTTACTTTAACAATAGAGTTATTATTCTTGAATAGCTTAGAAGTGGAATTAGTATTAGCACTAGCATTTGTTTCAAAAGGATTTGATTCTAGAAGTTCATATCCTAAATCTTCATTCTTAACTACAAGTTGTGCTGGTCTAGAAATATTAAACTCTGCACGATACATTGTGAACTTAAGATCTTCAAATATATCCTCTGTCCAACTCTCAGTGTTTTGAGAACGGTATACCGAACCTAAACCTGGTTGAGTTGTGATGACCGTACTTGTTGCTATGTCGGTTTCTCCTAACTTAGATGACCACAACTCGTAGTCAATTGAATCAGTCTCAATTACAAGAGCATATTCTGTATCATTTTGTAGATATACTGGATAATCAAATCCAAAATGTGTAGGAGTTGTTGATTGTGTAACACCCTCTGTATCAATCGCTACACCCATTCTAACTGCTGGTGTATCTATTTCTATAAAGGTTTGTATTTCACATCCTCCAGCACCATTTCCGACGCCTTTTACAACAACTGATGGTGCCTCTGTATATCCAAATCCACTTAGTGATACCTCAGCATTGTAAATTTTACCACCAGAAACTTCTATGTTTGCTGTAGCAGTAGATCCGCCAGGTAACTGTGGACTCTCAATAGTAAGAATTGCACTATCATAATTAAGACCAGGATTTATAACTCTAATATCAGATAACTTACCACTATCTTTTACAATAGAAAGAACAAAATCTGTACCATCAGTAGCATTAGAAAGAGTTACAGATGGAATAACTAAATCTTCATTTGGTATAAATGATTTACCATTATGATTGCTAAGAACAACAGTATAACATTGTTCATTTGTAAGACTATATCTACCAGATGCAGTAGCAACTAATTCAACATTGTTCTTGTCAAATACTTTGAGTATAGGACCTGATGCAGCAGATGATGCACCAGTTACACTTTCTCCTTTTACTATTGACATGTTGCCACTAGCAGAACATTTTAAGAATGTATTTGGTGTTAGAGTTTTTTCACTACCAGGTACAATATTTTTTGCTGGTTTTTCAGCATCCACATTTGTAATATATGTTTTGACTGGAATCGTTGCACTCTTTTTATTAAAGTATAAATCAACACCAGTTACAAAACAACCACCATCTAAATTCTCTACCTTAAATGTCTGTGCAAGAGGATTAGGTCTTACAGGATTGTCAGTATTACTTTCAATTAACTGAACACCTTCATTAGATTTGAAGATAGATGGTTTTGTAGAAATAATACTTGAAGGATTTTCTGGAAGAATACCTGTAGCAAAATATTTAACTTCTGTGTAACTATCTACTTCTCCTTTTGGTGCATTAGTAGGACTAGATGTAAATCTAAATGTAAGGGTTCCTGTGGTAAAGTTTAATGATTCTGCTGATGCATCATATCCAACAGTATCAATATCTCCACCCCAAACAGCATTNTCATTAGGAGGTGATCCAGCTGGTAATATAATCAAACCACTAGCATTACCATATTCATCTGTAGTNATAGAACCATTAAATGCTGATAGAGAGTTTCCTGCAATTCCAGTATACCTTAGATCAGGGTTAACCCAACGACTNATATCTCTACCTTCTAAGAAAACATATAATNTTGTGTTAGGTTTCATCCTACCAACTTTAAATTTGATAGGNACACTTCTTGCAAAGAANGATAGAGATGTAGAAACAACNCTNTCTCCTACAGTCTTAGACTGAACACCTTTACCAACTAGATTATTTTGAGGACTAATNTTAGATGTACTTCCTACAGATGCACTTTGTACAGATGTATTAGCAACTTGTGTATTTACCTCACCTAATGAATTGATAGTNGTNAAGGAAGANGTAGCACCTACCCAGTTAACAACAAACGAATTATGTAAACTAGAGAAACTTTCTTTTACACTTTCTTTTGCTAGGAATATATTGAATAGATCTGTATTAGTATCTACAACAACTGGTTCTATACTATTGTCATACCATTGATCTATTGATGGAGACACATCACTATCACCAACGTATTGTAATACAACAAATGGGTTTGGATTTACTGTAGTAGAGGCAAAATCATTTCCTAGTAAAGACAATGGAGAATATGGTAGTGTTACCATATGTCCTGTCTTTTTATATCCAGAAACTGCTCTTTGGTCTTCTCTTGTATTAACTTCTACCAATCCTATAGAATCTTCTTTAGATTGTGGACGTAACACAGACTGTTGAGAATCAACAGCACAACGATAATCTAATGATTTGAGATTACCAACTTTATGTGCTTCAAAATTATCAACAACAAAACCAGACTTAAATCTGTCTAGACCAATCTCATCCTTAACTTGCATGTTAAGTGCTTGTTGTTCTAGTATGCTAAGTGTGGTGTAATATTCTAATCTCTCAATACGTTTCTCCAACTTACCGATATCACGCATTGTGTAACGGCGGTTATCAACTGGAGTGATTCTTACATCTTTACTTGTCTTAGTAAATGCAGGAATATATGCGTAGAATAATGGTACTGCATCTTCTAGTAAATCAGGTTTAGTTGGGTTAAGAGATGAGTTACCCTCTTTAACTACAAAACTACCTTTCTTATCTAAGAAGATACCATCAATACGATCTAGATATTGTACTTGACTGAATGAAAATGTAAATTCTAAGTTTCTATCAGGAGCAGGACTACTTGCAATAATAGCACCAGCACCAGAGAATGATCCTTCAGTTCTCTCTAATGTAGATGTATCAAGGAAACCTGGTATAATAGCAGTGCTATCTACCTTTGGTCTAAAATCAATTACATTCTTNAATTCTGTAATACCAAGAACAGATGAATCAAATGATGGAATCTCATCTTCTGAAACTCCTGCTTCATGCAAATAACTATCAATAGTACAGAAATCTCCTTGTGAATGTTCAAAGTAATCAAATGATATAACAAGTTGACCTGTAGTCTCTTCAAAACCAGGTTTTAGAACAATACGAGAAACATCATATAAAGTATCTCTTTGTCCACTATCAAAAGTATATCTAGATGTTACGTCAGTACCAGAAATTATGTTTCCAGCACTATCAATCTCAGGAGGTTGTGATGATGTTCCCTCATAAACATAGTTTAATTTGAAAGCATCTGCATATGATAAAATCTCTACTACTTCTGTATCGTAGTCTGTTCCTCTTAATGGAACAACACGGTCACCAGCAGATGTAACTGTAATTCTCTTATTTTTAACTACGGTTTTAAGTCTTGGTTTTGCATTAGATACTTCAAGAGTCGCAGTCAACTTAAGTCTAGGGAATGTACCATTACTTGGTATGTTGCCAAAATATGTTGATGGTAACTGCAGACTGATACTACCAGATGTTAGACCACTAGCTGTATCAGTAGCAGAAGATATATCTACAACATCTTCAGAAACATAAATGATGTCACCTTTTACAATATCAGGTGCATCGCCAGGATCTATTACTGTAATAATATAATTTTGTTCTGAGAAAGCAGCAAATCTTTGTGTACCAAATGGTAACTGTGCAGCAAATGTAATTGTACCACCACCAGTAGTTGCAGTAGTAACAAAATCTCTACGGAAGTAATACTTAATCTTAGTATCATTTCCACCAGCAGATATTTGAGAAACTTGTTTACTACCAGTAGGATATAACAATGTGCCACTTGCAGCATTGTCTACTATAGGACGTAATCTTACAATACTAGCATTAGTTACAGAACCAGGTAGAGCTGTATCTAAGTAGATCCTAGATTTGTATGCTCCTTCTTGTTCAGTTGCATATTGCACTACAGATCTAACAAGATTATTATCATCATCTGAGAATTGTACAAGGTCACCTTGTTGTACAGCACCTGATGCATCAGCACTGAAACTTGTAGACTCAATAAACGTAGATCCTTTTGAACCAAAGAATGTGTAATCTGTTACTGTCTTAATTTCAGAATATTGTTGACTATCTACAACAACATCTGCAGAAAACTGATTTGCATTTCCAGATCCATATGAACAACCAACAGATTTTACATTCTGTGGAGTATATGTTGTTACTGTATCTCTGTATAAAATAGGAACAATATTTGCAGCAGAATTAGGAGCAGAAGCACCACTAGGATTTTTTACAGTGACAGCAGGAGGTTGAGCATACTCTATACCTACAGCAGATCTATTAGCAACAGATGCTTTATAAATCTTACCATCTGTAGTTCTTAAAAGTTCTACTTTAGAACTATCAAATTCTAATCCATTAATTAATAAAGTAGCACCATCTGCATATCCAAGTCCTCTACTTTGAATTACAAAATGTGATATAGTATTTTCTTTTGCAATCCTTACAGTTACACCACCTTCATCTCTGATTGTCTCACCAGGTAAGAATCTACCAGATAAAGTCTTTACATATAGTAGTACACCTGTACTATAAACACCAGATGCAGTTCCTTCTACAACACCATATGCACCACTATCAATACCAAATACATACTTACCTTCATCAAATGCATTGACACCAGTTGGAACTGACTCTAGTGTGATCTTAGTAAAGAATTGTGGATCAAAATAAGATAAACCAAATGTTGAATTATACGCAGTAGTTCCTGCAGCAAGACGACCTCTAGAAAGAACAATATCAGAATCAGAATTAAATCCAGATCCTCTCTTCTTAAGAAAGAAATTATTTGGTTTAGCTTTACCTATTACAGGNGTAATTGTGGGAGAATAATCTACTATGAAACCAAACTCATCTCCTGAGTTTGTTTGTGCGTTTGCTTCTGTTAAGAAAATCTTTCTCTTNAANTCATCATCAGATAAATCATACTCTAACAATAACTGTTCTAATTCATTCTTAGGACCGAAAACTGTAAGTTCTAAAAATTGAACAGACTCTGATGAATTGATAAGTGGTTTATTAGTAGTGGCAAAAGATAATGTTTTAAAAGAACCAATTGCTGTTGGAGTGCCAAGATCACTTCTTGTTTTGATATAATAGAGAACTCCAAACTGACTTTGAAATGACGCATCTGTTACAGCACCTATGAGTGTAGTAGTATTTGTTATTTGAAGTGTGATAGTTTTAATACCATCATCAGGAGTAAAGTTAACTCCTCTTCTATCAATTGTTTGTCTATGATCTGTAGATAATTCTGTATTGTTTAATCCTACAGAACCATCATTGAATGTATTGTATAAAAATACATCAGGATATGCAGTAAGATCAGATCCTTCTTTGTTTAAAGGAACACTACCAAATACATTAGTAACACTAAATGTTGGAAGACCTCTAGATTTTAAAGTAACATTGTCAGTAGAAAGACTTTCTCTAGCCTTGTTTATCTCAAGATACTTTGTCTCTTTATTGACAATCTCATAACCTTTGATATATGCTTTACCAGGTCCTATACTTGCAACCATCTTCCTAGATGACTCAGTTGCATTGTATCCATTGTATAGACCAAATTCATCTATTGCATACAATCCTCTATTGCTTCCTTTCTGTGCCCACTCTCTAACGTCAACAGAAAAATTATCTACAACGTAATCACCAGACTCATCAAATGTCCTACGAGCAAGTGTTTGTTCTAATACACTAAAATCTGTAGATTCAATTTTTCTTTGAATAACTCCTCTTGATACTGTAAGGAGTTGTATAAAGTTTTTGTCAGTAATTGCATTAAGAGCAAACTCTCTTAATACTAAAGTTATCTTTAATCTATGTCCGCCAGGTGCAGTATAGTTAGATGATCCTATTGCATTATCATATAATGATGGATCTTCCTCTGGAGTAACAATCTCCTCTTTAATTGTAAAACCAATCTTTGCAGATGGTTTATCATAATACTCATCAATAACTAATAGTTCTGATTCACAACGAACAAAATAACCATTGACGAAGTAAATACCTTCTTCTACTTTAACAGCAGAACCAAATCCCATAGCAGGACTTTCTAATGAAGTTATTTCACCTGTGTCAGGATTAGTGACTTGAATACTGGTTGGTAGAACACTACCATCTGTACCTACAACGAGTAAAGGAGTATTAACGCCATCAACTACTTCTAAAGTCTCACCTTGTCTAAATGTAGTCTCAGTGTTAGACGAACCACTATTGACGTAATTTACAAACAAAGTATCTGCTGTGCTTTCTGTTGCCAGTTTTGTAGAGACTATTCTTCCCTTGACACCAGAAGTTAACCCAATAAGTTCTTCACCAACTAATTGGGATATATCATATTTTTTATAAACAATATTATTATCACCATCGTTTANTGCAACTTCTGAAACAGATGATAATTTTACGTAATCTAATTTTGTGTTAAGTCCTACTTCACCAGGAATAACAAGTTCGCCTTGCTTAAAGGCATATTTTCCAAAGCTCTCTACTTGGTTTTGAAGAATTGATTGAACCTGTGTTAGTTCTCTACCTTGGATAGAATAGCCAGGTCTGAAAAGAATCTTGTAAAAATTCTTTTTCGCATCAAAATCTTCGTAATATGGGCTTACGTTTAGGTTCGTCTTTTGGGGCATCTTACTTCGCCAATAATACTAGTATTCTCGTCATATTATTTAGCGAAGTTTTATGATGCTTAGAATTCAATTACTAACTTGATATCTTCGATCTGGTCAGGTGCACGAGTAATTAGTCTTCTGTTCTCAACATAAATTACCTCACCTGAGTTATTTTCGATCTCAGGAGCAGCAAGTCCAGATGAGAATGTAACACCTAATAGTGTAGAACCATATGCAGTATCTACGTTACCAGATGCAGTAGAAAGTTCTCCAGTGATTGCATTAGAACCATTAGACTCAAATGCTCTTACTACACCAGAGTCTGTGTGTGCATCGTTTGTTTGGATGTACTTAAGAACTCCAGCAGTTGTAGAACCACTGTCTAATGTCCATGATACAACTGTACCATATGCTGTACCACCAGTTACAGTCTGTGTAATCTTCTCGTCAACAGAGAAGTCTGCAGAAGCACCAGTAATCTTAACTGCCTTTAGACCAGATAGTGTGTCAGCAGTAGAGAATGTTGTAGTACCCCAGTTATATGGGTCTTGGATAATTCCAATTCTACGGAAGTCGTTATCTACAGGGAAGTCTCCAGAACCTTCTGAATATGTAAGACGGATGTTAGTCATAACACGCTTACCATTAAGTTCTACTTCTTGATCAGAACCATGTCCACCTTGTGGAGGTAGAACAACTTCGATAGCACCAACAGCAGAAGCACCAGTTGNNACAGCAGATGATAAACCAGCNTTAGAGAATAGGTTACCATTTCCTAATAGTACGTTACCATAAGTGTAACCTGATCCACGTGCTTCAATTTCAGCAGATGTGATTGTACCAGCACCATTTGTTACAAACTTAACTTTACCACCAGTTCCATCACCAACAATAGCAGTGTATAGAGTCTGTGAAGCAGGAAGACCTGATCCAGCATTCTCAATAAGTGCTACATCAATAGCACCAGCAACTGCAATACCAGCAACAGCAGTTCTACTTACGTTAGCAGGAAGAACGATTGGCATGAAGTCAGAAGAAAGGAA